TAATTGTCCATCAGTTGATGAATTAATATAAATTGCTGAATCTCTAAATAAAATTTTCTCATCTGTACTTAATAAAATATCATCTGAGAATTGGAAGTAATCTTCATCTTCCATCCATGAAAGAACACCATCATTACTTGTTGCATCAAATGTAACTACAACATCTGCATTAACATTTGTACCAAAGGTAATAGCATTACTAAATAGTTTTGATATCGGACCACCATCTCCTGTAGTCGAACCATCATGCGTATGTCCAGACGATACATTAAAAGCTGCGGCTAGTTGGTCATACTCATTATTAAGCAATGATGCAAATATAGTATCACCATCTGTGAATGTACTCTGTCTAGTATAAGCTGCCATTTATTATGTCCTTCCTGCAGGTATAAAATCTACATAAAATCCAGATACAGTATAGGGTGAACCTGTCCCTGTACTTCTAACTCTAAAGTTATTTGTAAATCCACTACCTGTTAGTGTTGTTTTTTGTTGTGGAAATAATGTTCCACCAAAAATTGTTGTTCCGAATGTTGACCCACTTCCAAATTTAGCAGGAGTTTGTAATGCTCCTAATGCTATTTCATCTGGTTGAGTTACATCACCACTTTCAAAATCGTAACGAGTAAGTAACTTTAAATTATTATTTGTTCCTTCAGAACGAATACTTGTTTTAATATAGTATAAAGTTTTTCTAATACCTGCATCACCATAATCTAAATCTGGTGATTTATATGTTGCTACAATATTTGAACTATCAAAACTGTTTCCAGTATCGTGATTAAAAACAAATCCAGATTCATCTGAGTGATAAAGAACTTCACTTCCATTTTCATCTACACCAGAGTGTGCTATCTTAGCAGGTATTCCTTTTGTAGTACTCCATTCATAAACTCCTGCACCTGTAGAAGATATTTTAAATGTTCCTATAACTCCACCTTGAATATTGTTAGCTACTCCAGACCTAAAATAAAATAATCTATACTGACTTTTTTCTCTTATCACCATACTAGCAAATCTAATTGATGATAGAAAAGGCATTACTTCATCTCTAAATACTGGTAATATTTTTCTACTAATAGAACTTAATTCTATATCGTCAATTCTTGCTGTTCCTGCAATAGTTCTTAAACCATCTGGTGCTAAGAAAATTAAATCTCCACCTATCTCTTGAACTGTATTACCACTTACACATCCAATGTTTTTTGTGACACCAGATACTGTAGGAGTACTATCTAATCCAGAAACTTGAAATATACTTGATTCACAAAAAACAATAAGTTTATTTCTAAAAGGTTTTATTTGTTTTATCTTATCACCAACATCTATTGTACCTGCTGATGAACCTGTAAAATCTTCTGGTTTTAATCTTGTACTATAACTTAATACTTGTGGATTATCTGCATCTCCTGCTACTACTAATCTTTCTTGAAATATAGTTGCAAACTTAGATTTTTCTGGAGCAGACCTTTGTACTTCTTTAAAAAAGAAAGTATGTGTTCCACTAGCTATATCTATTCTTAAATATGCAGGTTGATTATTTCCATCTACTATAAATAATTCACCATATTGTGATTC